AATGATTTAGTTCTGCGTCATTTGTATTTATTAAAACTCCAGTATCCATATCTCTAACTAGACCAGGAACTCCTGTTTGTAAATACCTTGACATTACGCACTAACTCCGATAACTCTTAGATCACTCAATCTTGGAGAAATGTTGATGTTGTTAGAAAGCAGAACCATCTTAACCTGTACAGTATCGTATGAGTCAAACTGCATAGCTGTGCTATTATAGTATCTAGCGACGTTACTGTTTTGAGGATTGATGAATGCTGTATACGTGGTATTACCAATTCTATCTACTAAGAGACCACTACTAACCATGCTAGAGTTAGATATAAGATCATTGATTACTATACTGGTATCGTTGGCGATAGACTGAACTACTGATACCTGGTAAGTAGTTGGGAACAATGGAGAGTAGATCTTAATAACATCGTTGACGTAGAGAGCACTAGAGAATGCTGTGTTTGATCCAGTAATTGTGCTACTTGATAGAGTAGTAGTTACAGTACCACCAAGCGTACTAACACTGACTGGAGCTGAAGGTAGCCCAAAGGTATAGTCGTAATAATCGCTAGAGGTTACAGCACTGGCTGCAGCATTACTATTATTCAACGCAACTAGAGGCGTCCAATCTTTCTCGTCGAATGTCTCTGGGTCCTTAGAGTTACGTAGCTTGGCGTATGCTCTGATGTCTGTACCAACTGGCTTATACGCTGTTGTGTAAACGAATAGATCTTCAGCAAACTTACCAGCATCAAAGTTGATCTTGGTAGTTATGTGCTTTGCGTAAGCATTACCGTACTTCTTAGTCTCATTTGTATAATCATTATTGATATTATTGTAACTAGTATAAACGTCTAGCTGCTCCGAGAAGATATAAGGAGAAGTATAGATGCCGTTGGCTACTGTTCCATCCTGAGTAATTGTTATCTTGTAAACGCCAGACTTAGCGTTTGCTGAATATAGATATGTGCTGTTGTTAACTTCAATAGATTTAGATAAAAGCAGAGCATTATAATCAGTAATTAGAGTTTCTTTTAGATTATCGATGTTTTGGAAGTTTGGAGTGTCAAACTTGTAAACACTACCATTACTATAGGCGAATGCTACAGTTAGAGAAACATTACCGCCTGATGGAGTATCAATACCCAAACGACCCTGGACTGAAGTTACAGGAACTGCTTTAACGACGTCGATGTATGCCTGTGCTCCAGAAATTGCACCGACTACTGTATCACCATTAGCAAAGTAGAGTGTGGTGTTAGCATTAGATGATTTTAGATATAGTGTTCCTGCTGCAGTAGAAGTGTTATACACCTTTCCGCTAGGAGCCTTGAAGAACTTAGAACCTGTACTATTAGCGAATGATAGAGGTATAGCTTCGTCGACCACCATGCTTGTAGCATTAGCTACAGAGACAACCTGTCTAGCAAACATGTTAGTAGAGTTAGAATAGAAAACGATAGTTGTGTTAGAAGTAAAGTTTCCTGCGTTAAAGGTTGTGCCAACTCCTGTAATTGTAGTATTACCAGCAACAAGAATAGCGTTACCTGTAGCGTTAGCACCTAGCTTAAATGCCGTCTCGCCCCCAATAAATTCTGCAGACGATTGATTAGATACGGCAAAGAACTCGAAATCTTTATTGATCAAGTCGTAGGTTACAGTATTAGCTGTGAACTTTGCCACCTGAAGATTGAATGATAGCTGTGTATCTACTCTTGGAGTTATGGTTCCGCTGGTGCCGTAATCAAATACCTGACCTTGGAACCCACCACCGAATCCTCCAAATAGAGTATTAGCAGTACCGATTAACTTGTCATTCTTTTTAGCGTACCAAATCTGAAATGCAGAATCTGCAAACATAAAGTTCGCTGCATATCTCTTACCTGTCTTAAGAGGCATAGGATGATCAAAAGTAAACGTAGTAGCAACCAGAGAAGTTGCATTAGCAGTAATCTGACTTGCACTCTTTTGGACTAGAGTAAATGGGAAAAAAACATCTACGTTAGGAGTTCCATCCGCATTAGTTTCTGATATAGCTAAGTGAACCATAGGATCTGCCATACCAGATACGTTATTTGTACCTGATGGCTTTGTCTTGAAGTAAACAGTAAAGCTAGTTAAAAAACAAGATGTAGCATTGTTTAATGCATTTGGGTCTAGATAAAATGTTTGGGATAACGCATATGCCATCTATGTTCTCTTTCATTACATCTTTTGTTTAATCTTATTATTTAATAGCGCTACAGCTCCAATAGTTCCGTAGAATGCATCGGCTAGCTTTTTGACTAAAACGTTGTCGCTCAATGCAATCTTTACTAGAACTTTTCCTACAGCAAGATTTATAGGTGTGACATCTGCTTCGGCGAACCACTTAATCTTATTGACTAGATATGCTCCGTAAACGATGCACTTATTAGAGTTCGCATATCTACGCATCATCTTAATAACTTCATTGTGGTCTACTAGCTTCTGTTCAAAAGCTCGTCTCATTCCACCACCATCACCGACGATAGAAGTAGTACCCCAACCGTTTACAGTGTAAGTGCCATCACCGTCGACCCAAAGGTTATATACCTCTAGATTAATAGGAGATGTCATGTGCATGTATGTAAAGAGTTCTGTCTTACCCAACCAAGGATACTTGCCGTAAGTGTAGTCAGGATATACTGAGTGCAGCTTACCATCTTTATAAAGAGGATGATCTTTGGTAGCGAATGGAATACCTTCGTCTGGAGAATAAAGTTCTTCTTCCATAACTAGATACTCTACAAACTTAACAGTATTCACTTTAGTCTTATTAAAGTTAAATACCTTATCGCCAATCTTTACATCTTTAATCTTTTTAGAAGAACCATCTGCTATCAGAACTTTGGTATCTCCGGTAAAGCAGCCGCTACTGGCGCCGCCCGCTCCAGAGCCAGCACCAGTACCGCTTATACCCTGACCGATAGAAGGAGCCACTGACACAGAAACAGAGGAGACACCACTAACACCAGTACCGCTTATACCATTATTTCCTCCACTAGGAAGGCTTCCACCACCACCAACGAAGATTACAATGCACTGAGCATGGGATAGTGCGTCTGAACTAGCAAGCTTTGCCACTTTGTCGCCAGCTCTAGAATTAGCTAGAGCCTTTGCAGCAGCGTAGTCTGTAGAAGTAGTCAACCCACTATTATAATAGTAATCAAAAACAACGTTACCGCTGGTATCTGTTAATATATTACCGCCTAACACACCACCAATAGGTTTACAGCTTGCTGACTTATCCGTATTATCAAAATAGAATAGGTGCCTTGTAGAAGGCTTTAGACTTGTCGCAGTAAATCTGAACACCTGAGATGCTGCAAAAAATACTGTATATCCTCTATCATCTGAATCTCTACTCATTTATATTTTCCTTGATTACGCTGTCCAAACAATAGCATCATCCCTATCGCCATCTCCAGTAGCTACTTTTGTAATTAGTGAGAAGGTTCTTGGACTTGGCACCAAAACTCCAGTATATTCTGTTGGTGGTGGAGGTGGAATATAAGGACCATCTGTTGCTACAACTTGATTTATTAAGTTTGCGCTACTATAAGGTAGAAGTAGAATATTTCCTTGGCTAGTATTAGCAAACTTAAATTCATAATTAAGAGTATTTTGCTTTGGAACTACTTCGTTCTCTCTAAGCTCTGCAGCATATTCAGGATGGCTTGTAGAGCTATAGTAGTTATTCTTGAAGTTATCAGCAAAGAATCCATATTTGAATCTATTTATAGATCCATTAAGAGATGAAGGAATAGCAAGGCTCTTGATAGTCTGCTCCAGTTGAGACAAAGCAACATAATATTCTAGTGCCTGGATTCTTCTCTCTAGTTCATGTAGATCGCTTACTGTATAACGAGTAGGCTGTCTTAGCTGAACTAGAGTCTTATCAAGAGTAGGAACAGAAATAGTATGCTTGACTGATCTTCTATTAGAGTAAACTTCGCTAGCAATCTTCTTGTCTAGGATAGTTACTATATTAGTAGACTTTATCTGAGGTACTGATGGATATGGTGGAACGTATATAGTATTGATAGCCAATGATTCTTTTGGAACTCTTGGTACAACCATATTGATACGGTCAGGAACAGGATTGCCCTTAATTGATTTAATATTACTGTTCTTATCTACTACCACAAGATCAAAACGACCTAGATAGTATTCAATGTTAGCAGAGAATACTGAGTCTGGTACTGGGAATCCTACCACCGCAGAAGAAGAGAACTTAGCAGTAGCATTTAGTTCTACTGGATTAATTGTAGAGTTAGCGACGTTAGCATTACTGACGTTAGCTACTGCAATAACTCTTGGTCTAAAGTCTACAACATCTATCATGTCGTAGTTATCACCAGTTCCTGTTTGAAATTCAGGAATCTCTAGAGTATTGATTAAGCCACCGCTCTTAGTAGCATCAAGAGTTGTAAAGTCTAGAGAGTCATTAGAGTTATAAGATTGTCTAGTGAAGAACCCTGTAGAAGAATTTGTAAAGTGATCAACGGCAACCAATATAGCCATATTAGCATATAGAGCTAGATTTGATGTTGGCTTCTTGTAGATGTAACCATAGTCGTAGAAGTTAGAACGCTGATTGTGGTCTACATAGAAATGATTGGTAACATCTCTTAGTCCAGTTGCTGTAGTGTTTGTAGCTGCTACAACAGTAGCACTGTTAGCTACGTATACTCTCTTCATACGGAAGATGTCTGGTAAACCTAAGCTCCAAGGTCCAGTATTACTTGCTACAGCATTAGCAAAGTTAATCTTTACGTAGGTGTCACGCTGAGTAGTCTTTGGATTTGGACTTGCATCAGTAACCTTAATATTGGTTCCTACTGAAACATTTATGTTAGCAGCTAGAGTTGCACCAAGATTAATGGTTAATAAAGTTCCAGTATTGTTTACGTTAGCGTACGCACCACTTCTACTAACTAGTGAGATAGGAACGTTATTAGGATAGAACACTACAAGATTCGATATGCCGTTGCCTGTTAGCGTAGCACTGTTACCCGCAACTATCATAGCTGTTGAGTTAGCTACAGCAAGAACTCTAGCATAGTTGATTAGAGTGGTGGAGTTTCCCCAAACCTTAAGATAATCACCAGCCGCAAAGCTAGTTATGAAGTTTGATGTTCCCAAGTTAGCAGTAACAAGAGACTGAGTGGCACCACCAGTAGCGTTTGGAGCTACAACGTAAGAACCTGCAGCATTAGCGTTTCTTTGTCCATTAGCTAGAGGAACTATCACTAGATCCTGAAGCTGAGTAGAAGTTAGATTTGCAGATGCTGTATATGGCCAACTCTCAGAACCTGTTAGAGTTAGAGAGATAACTCCTGCAGTATTAGCTGCTTTGATAGTCTTGTAGTTATACGAAATATTGTTTACGGTCTTGATAGAAGTTGGTCCAAGACCGAACAACATCTTACCAGGAACTGTAGTATAGAGAGTAGCAACATTCTTGTTAGTAGAAGCATCTAGAGTAAGAACAGTATCTGCTACAGCAGCGTAGGTAGCTCCATTATAATAGATGCTAGCGACGTCTTTAAAGTTTCTACCACCATTCATATTGATATCGTATAGATAAAGTCTATACTGAGCTGATGGGTTTCCTGGAGTTCCAGAATCTAGCACCAAAGAATTTATACGAGCAGTACCAATAGCATTACCACCAGGAGCTGATATAGCACCTGCTATATTGGTAGTAGTAGTCAAATAGGACTTAGCAGTATCGTAAAGAGTGACGTAATCGTTTGTGGCAAACTGGAATGTACCACCAAGTTCTTTTACTAGAGTGTAACTTCCGTAAGTTAGATTAGTCTGAACTCCTGATGCAACCTTAGTATCAGTGCCCTGATTAACGTCTAGACCAAAGTTGGCGTATGTCTTTACACGATATCCACTGATGTAAGCTTCGCCTGGATCAACCACTACTCTGAACTGAGTAGGTTCATCTGCTGCAGCACTTGCACTCTTGGTAGATAGGTAGAAAGGATCTAGAACGAAGTCTCCGCTGGTGTCATAGGTTCTACGAGCCATATCATCGCCAATCTGATTGTACGATGTTTGCTGATTCTGTAGATATGGACGACCGAGTGAGAAGCCAGTGATTGGGAAGAATAGAGTATTACCAATTACGCTTGATGCATTGAGTACCATCAAGTTTGGTGTTAGTAGAAGTCTATCAGCTCCAGGAGCCTTCTCGTTGAATGATCCAGTAGCGTTATCAAGAAGCTCTGGGTCAATATTACTATTAATTAGAGCTTCTGAAGTATTGAACCCTACGTATAGTTCATCAGGAGTGTTGCTGTACTTGCTAACAACTACTGTCTGAGGAGCAACGTAAAGGAAATAACCTTTCTGGTACACTACACCTTCAGACACTCCGAAGGCATAACCTGAACCGACAGCATTAGCTACAGAAGAAACTGTTACCTGAGCTGTATAGTTTCTTGATGAGATAGAAAGACCATTGACATCAGCAGAAGTATTTGCTGGCTTGATTGTGGTATAAGGAATGATTGTATAACCATTTCCCTGAGTAGTCATCAATACGTCTGTAACTCTACCTGCACCGTCTGTAACTGGAGAAGCAGTAGCACCAGCACCAATAACAGAATACACAGTACCTACAGAAACTGTGGTATTACTCTGAATAGTATTTCCAGTATAGAAAGTCCATGCCGCTGCAGTCTTAGAAGTATTAGAAACGTCTACGGTGAGAGGCTTCAACTTAAGAACTGTTGAACCAGAAATAGCTGTTGTGTTGACCTGAATGATCTGCGCTCTAGCGCCAGTACCTGGATCTGTTAGAAGTTCCGCATTCGTAAATCCACCAGATGTAGTGTTAACAACGATAGCTGGAACGAATACTACTGAATCAGAATTTGAGAAACCTGAACCTGAGCCACCAACTGGTACAGTTACACTGAAGATAGAATTGTTAGCATCGTAGATTGTTAAAACGTCTGCTGAAGAATATGCGCCAGTGTTACTATCTGTAGAAGAATTTAGATACTTTACGAATAGAGTGTTAAGGTCTGGGTCCTGAGATTCGAAACCTGAGTTAGCGTTAAGAATGTAAGAGACGAGATTAGAACTATTCTTTGCAAAGAGGTTTACGTAGTTGCTTAGCGTTACACTCAAACCATCAACCTGAAGATCTTTAATCTTTACGTAGGGATAGTTATTGTAGTAGATAAAGTTACAGCCGTTGATGATCGTACCTTTTGTAAAGATATTATCACCAAACTTTTCGATCTGATTTTGAAGCATAGACTGAAGAGCATTAAGCTCTCTAGTCTGCAGTGCTACTCCAGGCTTGAAAAGAACCATATGGTAATTCTTTGATTCCGCAAAATCATCGAAGTACGGGGATACGCTAAGATTCGTTTCAATAGGCATTCTAACCTCTTAGTACTCAAGAATAAGTTTAATGGTTTCTGATTGTGTGCTAGATCTATTTACAGCGTCAAAGTTCTCCGAGTAAAGAACATCTCCACTTTCAATAATTAAATCAGGATCGTACTTTGTATTTATATTAAAAACTGCACCGCTGGTAGTTCCTAGTAGAGTATTAGATGTTGTGATCAAACCGAACTGCTGAGTTAAATAAACGGTATTTCCAGAAGAGTTGTTCGAATGGAATACTGCGTTAGCTACGATAGTATCTACGCTACCAGAAACAATTACAGGCTCGTCAGCAGTGAACGTTGTACCTGTCTGATAAGAGCCACCATATGTATATCTCTGGTCAAAGGTTTCAAAAGATTTCTGAATACCATTTACGTAGATAGCTGTAGGAATAGCATTAGCAGAAGAAGATTGTCCAACCAAAGAACCGACGGTAGAATTACCAGTTACGAAGAAACCATATACGTTAGTTAGCTGAAGTGATCCTGCTGATGTACTTGTGATATAACCAGAAGAAACAGCATTTCCGATAGTCTGCTTTACAAGTTCGCCAGAGGTAAATGTTCCGTTCTGACTTGTAACAGTAAACACTACGTTAGACCACATAGGATCTTTGATCAGACCTATAGATCTATAATCATTAGCAACAGGGATAGTATTAGTTTCTGTATTAGAAAACTTTACGCTGACTCCGACTTTAGAACTATAAAGCTCCATAGCAATGTTCGCACCGTGCCCACCCTTTGGTGGAATGATAACTCTAAGTGAAGCATTACCAGAAACACCAACCTGCGGAGAAGCATATACTGAGGCATATGCAGAAAGATAGTTCTTACCTCTATTGAGCATCTGAATACTGCTAATACTATTACCACTAGAGTTGCTTACGATGGCTCTAGCTACAGCATTAATGGTCTGAGAAGAGTCACCAGAAATAATAACCTTTGGGTTGATATCGTAAGTAGAGGTGTTATCAGGAACTGTGACGAACTTAGACTCTAGTATAACGTATCTACCGCTGGTATTAGAGATATAATCTACAACTTCTTTATACTGACCGACTCCTGTGCCGCCAGTTATGTATAGGTAGCACCCTGTATAAAAGTTATTTACAGTAGAACCTGATGATGATACAGCGCAAACAGGGTAATTAGAGTTTACGACAGAACCTGAAGAAAACTGACCTGAAAGATAGTTATTGTAATTTAGTCCAGAACTAGAAACAAGTATAACGTCAATACATCCATTAATGGCATTAGATGTAGTATTACTGTCTACTACAATAGGAATGTAAGACCCAGTACTGAATTTGTCAAACTGCGCTGTGGTTAGCTTATAAAGATACTTCCATTGATATCCGTCTGAGGTTTGGTAGTAGTCATCAGATGCTGATGTATCTGAAAAGGTAGGTATAGAAGTAGAAGCTGCTTCACCATTATTGTTGAGACATTTGTATACGTAGTAAGTGCCGCCCTCTAAAACGTAAACATAGAACTGCTTAGTAGATAAGTTTCCATCGGTGTCGTCATACTTAGCGTATACTGTATTACTTGTCCATAAATTTCGGTTTACCATTAAGCTCGTATCTGTAGATAAAACATGCTTACCAAACAGCATGGTATTATAAGTTCCGAACTGAACAGTCTTGAATGAGTCTACTTCTTGAGGGACACCACCTCCAACAACTGAGCTAGTCTTACCCGCAAACATATAGTATATGGTATTGGCATTTTCATTAAAAGATTCAATGAACTGATTAGCCTGATGCAACTTTAAGTTATTAGGAATTAGCTGTGTCGTCGCCATGTTTAACCTACAATCGGTCCAGTATTGGAGTTATCAACAGATATATTAGTATTTACGATAGACTTCTTAACCACAGCACCAAATAACTTAGTGCCTGCAACGTGGACTACCTGTTTAACCATTTCAGAGTATTTGGTCAAGTCAAGTTTAGATCTAACTTCGTAAGAGTAATTTTGGTAATAATAACCATCTTGTATGTATTTATTAGAACTAGTAAACCCTTGAGTAGAAGAGTAGTAGCCTTCTGAGAATCCCTGCTTACCAAGAATTCCTCTGACTGTACCTGATCTTGTCTTATCAGAAGATCTAAATGTTATAATCTCAGAGTTAGTATACCCGAATCCTGAATTGTAAACCTTTATAGTGTCTACTGTACCACTAGAACTGAATGTCTTAGCAAATACGTTCGCATTATCTCCAGCATACCCACTGGTAGTATCTACGTCTACAAAGTAAGCATTCGCTGTTGCTGCAGATAGTTCACCTGTTATGGTATAACCAGGAACGAAGTTCTGAAGTACTGACTGTCTAGCAACACTTAGTCTTGATGTGTTTGCATCTTTAACTTTACCGATAGCAAGCTTAGTCAAACCAGTACCACTAACCGAACTAATGGTAGCATTAGCAGAAGAAGAAAGACCCTTTACCTTCTGATATACGCCAGCAGTAGAAACGAATCCTCCAGTGATAACACTCACAACCATATTGGTAGATGATGGAGATATAACAGTCGCTGTAGCTACGTTAACAGTTCCATTGCTCTGATATATCTTTTCTCCATAAGCAAAGGTTCCTAGCGTACCAGTCATAGTAAGATTGAAATAGTCTGCAGGAGCAGGAACTGTTTGAGTTATTTGCTCTCCTACGGTGAAACCTCCAGACAAGTTAGACAAATCTATAAAGTAGTCTTGCTTACCTGATGCTCCAGTAAGAGGTTCAAATATCTCAACGAAAGGAGAGTCATTATAATTTTTACCAGGGTTTACCGTAGTGATAGAAGTGATCTCACCCAAGTTCTTTAATGGGTAATTTAGTATGTCTACTAGGTATCCGTTAGTCAAGTTGCCAGAAGGTTTATGAGGGAACCCATATGTTGATGCATTAAGAGCGATAGTTGTGTACTTAACGCTTGATATATTATTACCATTAATGAAGTCATCGTTTAGATAGGTTGTCTCTGTAGAGTTAATCGTAGAGATAACAAAGTTAGCATCTATACCTGTGCTCTCACCAACTATAGTAGCATTACCTGTAGTAGTATAAAGCTTAGTATGGTTATTGGTAATAGTTCCAGATAGACTGACTACGCCTATCTTCATATCTAGACCAACAACGTTACCCTGAGCATTAGAGGTAGCACCAATAACATTAACGTTAGTAGCGAAATACCCATTAGATGTTCTAGAGATATTCAGTACAGTCGTAGTGGTGTTAGCAGTAATACCTATAATCTTACCATTAGCATTACTATCAGAAGAAGTTACGCTCTCGTTAAGAACAAAGTTTCCTGATAGTGTAGCTGAGTTAACATAAACATTAACAACAGAACCATATGCAAATACGTTAGCAGTAGCATTAGCTGCATTGTTAGCAGGATTATTAATGGTTACTGTAGAAAACTTATTGACAGGTAGAATTGTTGTTATGTTATTTGATACGACATTAGATAGATAAAGATTGGTGTTAGATATAAGAATAGAAGATGATGTGGTATATCCCCAACCACCATCAACTAGAGTAAACGAAACGATACCAGAAACATCTTTTACTTTAGTGACAATACCCTTACCTTCGTATCCGAATGCCGAAGATTCTAGAGATACGACATCTCCTACACTAAATCCGTATCCACCTTCGTCAACTGTGAAGTTCGTCAAAGACCCTATTACAGTAGGAACACCATTTAAATTATTATCAATCTTTAGTAGTTCGCCTGTCTGAAAGTCTTTCTTAACGTTAGTTAGGTAGAATATGTCAATGTACTTTGTAGCATACTCGGTTACATTACTGGCATTTAGATAGTTTGAAGTTACAGACTTTCTGACTATACGGTCTACCACTGCTGTAGCGCCTGAAGTCACGCCTGTTACCAGCTTACCTTCGAACTCTGAGTTTCTAGCAGAGTGAGTAACTTCTAAATACTTTGGAATTATCCATATGCCGTCTGATGGCTTTAGAATATCATCTCCAGGAAAATAGATCTCAATATCTTCATCAAACACTAGCTGGAAAAGAAGCTTAATAGCTCTGATGTTACCCTTAGCCTTGTAGAGATCTAAAATCTTTTTAACAGTAAGTCTCTTGTCTGACAGTGTGTCAAACTGAATACCTTCAAGATAGGTATTTTTAAAGTGAATGATAAAGTCTTCTACTGTTCTATCGATGTCAGAGTATTCAGGAAGGGTTCTGGCTTGATATAACGGATTACCAGTAACCTCTAACCATTCATAATACGCCTGAATAAAGGCAATAAGGTTCTTACCTTCTTCTTGGTAGATAGAAGGAAACTGACTAGGAATTAGATTTGAGATATACTTTTCGACCTGTTGCATTAAATTCTTACTGTCTGAATAGTTACGTTGATTTCGTCGTTAGGTATTTCAAAGATAGTGTTCTGATTAGTTTCATTATCTTTATTAGCAGGCATAGCATAGATTCTAATTGAGTCACCATAGTATGATGATAGCGTCAAGCTTGTTAGACTGATCACTCCAGTGTCGTAGTCGACAGTACCAATATTAGTCAAGGTGCTGTGGTTGCCGTCGTCCATCTCTTTAACAATTCTTATAACACCATTACCATCATCTTCTATAGAAACTAGCTGAGAGTCATAAACAAACTTAGAAGAAGATATAGTGTGTAGATCGTTTGATGGGTGTATAAGACCGACTGGAGGAAGATTGTTAGCTAATGGTAAATTGAACTCAATCTTGTAATTACCATAAACACCAACATCAGGAATTAGCTTCTTCATTACCTCATAATCTGTCTGATTACTAACTACAGTAAAATGAGATGTGTCGATATCAGTAGTAAGCTTAGAGTAGTATAGAGAACTCTTGAAGTTATTAAGATTGGTAAGATTAAAGTTCTGAATCTTAGTTGTAACCAGAGCTGCGATATCTTCAGGATTTAGAGATGTCTGATTGATATCGTACTTAACAGTAGTTTTAACACTAGCGTATAGATAGTTTGGTTCTACGAAAACAGGATCAATAGTAAGTGGTGCTCTGGTCTTCAAGAACGCTATATACTCTGCCTTCTTAGAATCTGGTAGAGCGTCGAAGTTGGCAATCTTTAGAGAAATAATAACCTTACCATACTGAGGAGGAGTAACTTCTTCTCCACCGTAAACAGATACTGCCTGTATTTCTGGATAGGTTAGAGATAGCAGAGTTTCATAATCCTTAACGGTAACTGCTCTCTCTTGAGTAGCATAGAATCTAGGAGCATTTCTTCTGATAGACTCGATAGTTTCTCCAATATCGCCACCCTGCGATGCTTTATTTACAGTAACGATAACGTTAGAGGTGCCTCCGATAGTACCGTCTGTTTTGAATACGTTGATGCCGTTAGGTAGCTGACCATTGGTAATACGGTATTCTGCGATAACTACGGAGCTATCTGCAGGCTTTCTTCCTACGACATTATCACCGAATATAATCTCATACTGGCTACTCACTCCGCCCTGCAAGAAGTAAACCTTAGAGTCTGTCGCAAGATCCAAGATTGTTCTTGATAGCTGGTAAGGAATAACGTTAGCACCGTTGTTCTCAACGATAGTCACAGTTAGAGATGAAGTATCTATAGTTGGATTAGATAGAAGAAATTTCTGAGGATCCTGAGCGTAAGAAACCACAAAGGTGTCTGTCACGTAGGTTCCTTCGTAAAGAGATATATTGTTAGCTACGAAAGTTCCGTTGCCGCTCTGAAGAGTAAGGTTTCTGTCTGTGGTAAAAGAGTAGTTATTAGCGCCAGACTTTCCTGTGAAAGACGTACCCTTTGGAATACTCAAAATGATATTTTGGCTATTTCCTGTAGTAACAGTAAGATTGACATTAGCTACAGCAGAGTTAAATGATCTTGGAGTATAGTTGAGTTCTTTTGCTTTCAATACGACAGAGTCTTTCATCTGTGCAGTATCAAGAAACATCTCTGATCCTACCATGTTTAGGTAGAAAGCATTCTGGTAGGTATTGTAAGATAGAAGGTCAAGAATGACATTCATATTACTACCTTCAAAGTCGTAATCTTTGTACGCATTCTGAGATCTCAAGAATGTCTTAAGACTATTCTTATAGTCTGCGAAGTCAAGGCTAGTTAGATTTATATTTGTGTTTGCCATTATCTCACTCTATAAAGAATAGTGTTTAGACTAACTGGAGTGCTACTATTTATTAAGTAAAATAAAATGTTGACTACGTAAGCATTCTCATCGATGTAAGGAGATACTGTAACGTCTATGTTACTCGCTCTTGGTTCATAATTCTCTATAGTTGTCTTAATTTCATTTTGTAAATTCAAAGAGGTTGTCGGAGAGATATCTTCGAATAGGTATTTTCTTAGATTACTTCCTACGTTAGGTTGGAATGGTCTCTCATACTTATTGGTTAGAATAAGATTCTTGATAGAACGCTTCACAGCTTCGTCATTCTTAAGACGCATTAGATCATGAGTATCAGGATGCTCTTCAAAGTTCGTTGAGAGATCGCTGAAGAACTCGCTCTGGTTCGTCAGTGGTGTATACTTGTCTGCCTGAAATATATCTACCATGTTATGCCTTTATCTTTATTTATTATCCAGCAAACACATCG